TGGGCGGCGGATTGTTCGAGTTGGGCACGGAGTTCGCTGGTTTCAGTATCGAGAATTTGGTGGAGTGTTTCTTCCAAACGCAAATAATAGTCATGGATTTCACCGGCTTTCTTTGTCTGTGCTTTAAGGCAGAGAAGTTTGAAGCATCGAATTGTGAGTTTGATGGTTTGCTTATTATGACCGCCGTGTTTTTTGGGGTTGTCTGAACCGGATTTGTCTGGTGAATGAGGTGGTTGGTCTTCGTCGCTATCATTTGAAGCGACAATTTTATAATCAACATCAACTTTGAAATTGGTTTCAATCATTGTTTTTGCGGTTACCTTTTGCGTGAATCCCAACCATCTCCAGACATCATCCAAGTCAACAACAAAGTCAGTATTCTTATCAAAATTCAGATAACAATAAAAACTACTGACAAACAATTGCTGTTCGAATGTGCTGAAGTTTTCTTGAAGTTTCGCAAGAAGAAGGTTGTTGTATTTTCGAGACAACTTTGTAATCGGGTTTTTCTCGATGAGTTCAACAATGTTGAGGGTAGATGCGGATGCGGCACAGGCAGAAGAAGCGGAGGACATCGTTATGAGCGTATGTTATACTATGTATAGACGGATGTCTTTAAGTTGTTTTCAGATACGCAAGCAAGAATTATACAAGCAAGATTGTAATATTAATTGTAACATAAAATTGAAATAAATAGACCAATTATATTCTCAGACATAATTGGAACAAATGTGTTCTTTCACGCGCGATTTGGATGAGTCGTTGGATTGTTTTCAGACATCAAAATACAATCTAATAAGACACTTGGAAAGGAACTACCGAGAGAATATCCATTATACGAAGTCACAAGCGAAAATAGTCAATGAAACGAGAAAACACGGAGGTCATAATCGAATCGTCTATATGCTGACGGAAGAAGCATTTGAGCTCTTCAAGAACTCATTTAATTTCAGAAACAAATACATTGTTGACGCATCACAACAAGTCGAGGTTGTCAAATTCCCAATGTGTATTGAAGGACAGACTATCGGATTTATTGAAAATGCGTATCGCGGTTTACACTCTATGTCGCGTGAGTTCCGAATTGGTTCTTATTTTGTGGATTTGTGCTTCACGAACGATTTGATTGTCGTGGAATGCGACGAATATGGACATCGCGACAGGTCTCTGGCGGAGGAGGAGGCGAGAGAGGAATTCATCAAGAATCAAGGTTACGCAATGATACGATACAATCCGAATGAACCAAGGTTTGACCTGTCGGATGTGTTGAATCGGATAAATAGGCGTTTGATGTCGCTTTTATAAATCAAAAGCGGATTTTATAAAGCGACAGATATACCGGCAGTTGCTTTAATAATAACAATCAATAAATATGAAAGTGATGGGCGCTTTTATACAAAAAAGCAAGAAATCGTGTTAAAATGCTAATTTCTCTATCTTACTCCTCCGAAAAAGCGTTCAACTTGATTATAAAATTCTAATATTAGAATCTTCATTTAGGATATACTAAAGCAAGATTATCATCAAATACCGCTACCCCGAATTGCGAAGCTTTCCCTCACCACTTACTCTTCTTCACATTAATCTTCGGTCCCTTGCCACTTTTCGCAGCACTAGGGTCATACGACTGCTCTCCTTCGTCGTCAGAACCGAGATTCTTCGATATTTCCCAGAACTCCTTACTGCCCAGCTTGAATGGCCCGTGCTGTTGTGCCTTATACCAGAAGATTTGGTCCTGTAATTTGTTCGATTTCGCGTTGTTATTGATGACGAGACACTCATAATTCTCGGTACACTGGTCCATGACCTGAGTAAAGCTCTCAAATGTGGGGAACATACCAGCATAGTTATCGTAGATTCGCTTACGATTCGCAATATATGGCTCGCGGAGAATAAAAACGTAGTCGATATTGGTGCGGAGATTTGGAGGGATACCAAGGGGATATTGCATTGTGATGACTAACATGACCTTCCAATGACGCCCATTCATGAAGAGGAGGCGCATCATCACGTCCTTCGTCCATTTGTTATCATACAGACAATCATCCAAAACGACGAATGTACGAGGGTCAATGGATGATTTCTTGTATGTATCCATATCCTTTTTAACCTGCTTTAACACGGCCTTTTGGCGCTTAAGAATATTTTCTATGATTGCTGTGTTGTATGCGTCATGGATGAAGAGTTTTGGAACATGGGCTGCGAAGAAACCGTTACCGGCTTCTGTTCCTGAGATGACGGTTCCAATCGGAATATCCTGATGGTGAAACATAAGGTCCTGCACGAGGAAACTTTTACCGGTATCACGGCGTCCAATGAGAACGATTACAGGACCCTTATTTTCGTCAGGTCGAAAACTGATGGCCTTCATATCGAACTTAGCAAGTTCTAAATTCATGGTGATGTATGGAACACCGATGTAATGGAATGTAATAAAAATGGAATATATTATTTTTATTACGTTTATACGAATGGAATGGAATGGAATGGAATCGAATGGAATCGAACGCCCGTTTAAATCGAATATAAAACTTCTAGGTATCAATCATATTACATTTAGGAACAAATATGTCTTCTTCGCCTACGTCTACGGCATCTACGGCATCCACGGCATCCACGGCATCTACGGCATTTCAACTTCATTACCGAAAACATAAATATACACCGGAGACAATTGAACCCGCATTATTGTATGATATTCAGAATTATATTCCGATTTACTCGCGATTCTTCGATATTAATGAAACCAATTATAACGGAATCCAGTTGAATCAAAAGTATTATTTACAAAACATTATTTCGCATCCGTCGCAGATTATGGAGAGTGGGCGTAACGACCGGGATGACCGCGACGACCGGGATGACCATGACATGAGTCGCTCTCTAAACCATTTGGAAACAATCATTGCTGACGATAATGGCAACACGAGTAATGTCCCTATATTTGTGAAATATTCGCCATTGTTAGACCCTATCCGATACCTCTCTGGAAAGTATCAAGTTCAGGAGAATAAGACACGCACACTTCCTAAATACAATTCTACACTGCACGATTGTGAAGAGAAAATGTTGAATACAAACAATACATCCTATGTTGATGGGTTCTTCTCGTATTTGGTTTTCCGCGAATGTCTTCGACGACATCGATTACTTAGTCGGGTGCGCTTTTTTCAATAACTATGAAAACGACCTTTTTTCGATTGACTACTCCCAATTTGGAGATGATATCGATGGCGAACTCTCTGATATGAACACAAATAAGTTGATGAAGATTCGAAACAAAATGAAGACACTCATTGGGCCAACCGGTCAAGAGAGTTATCTACAAACCGACGATGATTTTCATACTATGAAAAACCGTATCAACATATTGGACCATATTTCCGAATCCGAGTCGGGGATATGCAACGATACGGTTACAATTGAACCGGAACAACCTCTATCCCTTGATGTATCTGTGCTGGATACTGACACGGTTGACCGTATTCAAAACGATACACGCGCAGACGCCCCCGAAGTAGTCGACGTAGTCGATGTAGTCGTGAATGATGAAACCGATACGATTTCGAGTGTTGCATTACATCCTAAGAATCAAACAAGAGACCATGATGAAATGAGTGATAGTGATTCGTCCCAATCTAACTCGTCGTATACTACAATGAGCAACGAGGGCGACCGCGACGACCTCAATCCTCAGGATTCAATTCAAGTGGATGATACGTCATTTGCAAAAGAAGACGAGGGCAAGGGCGAGGAGAGCGAAAGCGCGAGTAACAGCGACGACGACTCCGGAAGCGGAAGCGGAAGCGGGAGCGGGAGCGCGAGCAACAGCGACAGCGACACCGGAAGTTATGACAGCGACGACGAACAAATCATCGTGAAAATCAAGGACTTCCCCATCCAAGCCATCCTCCTTGAAAAATGCGTAAGCACACTTGACCGTATTATGATGACCGATGAACTCACGAAAGAAGAGTGGTCGTCGATTCTATTTCAAATCATCATGACGCTTATCATGTATCAAAAAATGTTCGAGTTCACACATAACGACCTTCATACAAATAATGTAATGTTCATTGAAACAACCGAGGAGTTCCTTTATTATTTCTACGAAGACCAGTATTATAAGGTCCCCACATACGGTCGCATTTTCAAAATCATCGATTTCGGTCGTGCAATCTATAAATTCCGTGGCGAACTCATCTGCAGTGACAGTTTTCACCCGAAAGGCGACGCCGCTACGCAATACAACTTCCCGCCTTATTATAACCCAGACAAACCAACA